CATCAGCTATCCAGATGCCTTTACTTCTAAGCCATACGAAGAACGTGGTGAAACAGTCAGCGAAACGCTTTTGCTCAAAGCAATTGCAGCAGCAGCTCAAGCAAAGGTATTGGTATGAAAAACTTTCAAGGCAGCTTTGAGCATTATCTTGAGGAATGGTCAACAGAGCAGTTCCCTGACGTTCTGGTGAATTACACTTTCATCCCCGGCGATAAAACCGTTGGCGAACGTGACCTTTGGGAAATCTATGTCATTCGCAACAAGAAAGACATTTGGGAGCAGCTTACCAGCGAAGACCGATTAGAGGTTGAGGAATACTGCAAAGAAAACATGGAACAAGCAATCAAGGAGGCAAGTGAGCCATGAACCTACTTAAAAAAATTCTAGTTGCCGTTGCGTTTGTTGCGTTTGTTGTTCTCTGGACGGCGGTATGAGTCCATTCATCGTCATTGATGCAGCCCGAGCAGCGGCGACCAATCACAGCAAAAATCAAGATGCTCGACTAGCCTTCCATGTGGGCTACCTTGAATCATCAGTATTTGAGCTTTGCGACCTTCTCGCTCAGGCAGAGAAAGTCATGCAAGCTCAAAGAAATCTGCTTGAGCAGATGGAAAAAGGCGTTTCCGCAAGCCTTTAATTGCGGTATCACAAAGGAAATCAAAATGGCTTTAGTAGCAAAAGACAACGGAAGCAAAGACTTCAAAAAAATCCCAATCGGAACACACATTGCACGATGCTATATGTTTGCCGACATGGGCGATCAAGTTACAGAATACAGCGCTGGACAACACAAGGTTCGCATTCAATGGGAATTGCTTGGGGAGGAAGCTGACGGCACACCCATGACAATCGAAATCGACGGCGTTCAAAAGCAAATGACCATCGGCAAGACATATACCCTGTCGTTAGCCGAAACATCGGCCTTGCGTAAGGATTTGGAGTCTTGGCGCGGCGTTCCATTCACTCAGGCTGAACTCGAAGGCTTTGAGGTCAAGAAAATTGTTGGCGCATACTGCATGGTCAATGTTACTCATACAACCAAAGACGGTCGCACCTATGTGAACGTGGCAAGCGTGAAGCCATTGACCAAAGAGTTCCGCCACGACAAACCAGACCCAGTGAATGATGTCATTTATTTCGATATGACCGAGCCAAATTGGGATGCGTTCAACGACCTGCCTGATTGGATTAAAGAGAACGTCAAGAAGTCGCCGCAGTTTGCTGAATTGCAATCTAGCGATGTCAACTACGACGACATGGAAATTCCATTCTAAGAATGGCATCCCTTTACGCTTTAACTAACGAGTTTCGTCAGAGTATTGACGAAATGTTCGACGAAGACGGGGTGATGACACCTCGCTTCGAGGAGCTACATGACCAGATTAGCGATAAGCTGTCACAGGTCGCCGCTTACATTCTGAACACAGAATTGGAAGTGGAACAGGCAAATGCCGTACTTAAACGAGTTACGGCACTGCGAGATGCCCATAAGAAAAAATCCGAACGATTGAAGAAATACCTTACCGAACAAATGAGGGCGGTAGGTAGGACTGAATTCTTGGCGGATGATGGGTCATTCAAAGTGAAGCTGTATCTCAATCGCGACAGTTCCGTTGTGATTGATGATGAAGCAACATTCCCGCCGGAGTTTTATGATGAACCAAAGCCGCCAGAAGTCTCAAAGTCAAAAGTCAAGCAAGCCTTGATGGATGGCAAAGAAATCGAAGGCGCTCACATCGTCACAAAAGACCGTTTAACCATCAAATAGGACATCACATGAAAAAGTTTATTGCTATCGCTCTCTTGGTTGCTTCTGGCGTTGCCGCTGCATCTTGCCCTCAGTACGCTCCATACCGCTGCTATGTCGGCATGAATGGCAAGCAAGTCTGCGGTTGCGGGGTGTAATCATGGCTACACAGCGCATCTATCTGGTCGGCACTCCAAGTGGCGACATTCGATTGGTCAAAGCAAGTGTTCGCTCACAGGCTTTGTCCCATGTTGCAAACTCTATGCTGACTCTCCGTGTGGCAACACAAGATGATTTGGTTGATGCAATCAGCAAAGGTTGCTCAGTGGAGAATGCAAAGTCTCCAGACCAAATGGAAATCGACGAAACAAAGTAAGTTTCACGGGGGGAAAGCGGATGCTGTGAAGACGTAGGCTGATACGTTATTCCGTGTCAAAACGGAACACCATAAGTCGGAAATCAGTACCGACCACAGTGCAGCGAGTACCCCCACCTATAAAACAGGATAAGACATGATGAATTTCGGAACACACATAGCCAAACTCTTTCGCAAAAACGACCCACAAACATCATTTGAAGCAGCAGAAAAAGTAGACACAACAAAACTAGAAAAGATGGTCTATGAAGCCATCAAATCATTTGGAGACAACGGATGTATAAGCGACCAAGTTCTAGAACTTTTCCCCACGCTCCCCTATTCAAGCGTGACAGCGAGATACAAGGCGCTTCTGGAAAAGGGCTACATCAAGATAGACGGAACCCGAGTAGGCAAGTCTGGACGCCAGCAGAGAGTTATGAAATGTCAATAACCGATACACACATTCTTTTCCTGCTCGTAGCAGCAGCAATTTTCTTTGATTGGATTTTTTGGTGAAACCATTTTTTGATTTGATTTGGAGCGTCATCTTGTCGGCTCTATTTCTTGTTGGCCTTGGCCTGCTTTGCAAGGTTCTTTGGTTGTCGGTTGTGTTTGGATGGGACTTGGTATGAATATCAACGCATTCCATCCTGCATACGTCCAAACGTATATGCCGCACTTTATGTCAACGATTCGCAAAGAGGCAGACCAAAAGGCAAATGGACAAAAGTACGGCTCACTGGCTCGCTCTAAGCAGCCATCACTTGAAGTGACTGAATTCCATGTTTATTCAAAGGCAGGAATGCCAAAGGGGAAAAAATGAGTGACGGAGGCAAAGGCAGCACACCACGGCCATTCAGTGTGGGCCAAGACATATTTGCAAAACAGTTTGAGGCAATCTTTGGAAAGAAAAATGAAAACAGTCCTAGCGCCGAATGCCCCGTGGCCGAAGCCGGAGCTGAAGGTCAAAAAGAAAAGTTTGCGGAAAAAGACCCCCAAGATAAACTTGGGACTTGACCTCGATTACTTTGCCGAAACCCGTGACCAACTCAAAGCCATTAAAGATTCCAAAAAATCTGGAGCGCGTAATGTCTCTACGGGGAGACTCAAGGGTGATAACAGGTTATCGGGGTAGGGAGCAGAACCTTGCAAAAATCACTCGACAAGTCTTGTGGCATTGCAAGGTCTGCGATGAATACTTCGACACACTAGGCGAAGCAAAGGAGCATGGAATTGGAAAACATCATTAACTTAATCGCCTTTCTTTTGACGGGTTCAGTTTTATTTGTTCTCGTATTCGTTTGCGTCCTCAAGTTTCTTTCTCGATAGAAGTCTCAAAGAGTTGACGTTCGGCAGTGCGACGAAGCACAAGGCCACGCAACTCTTTTCCACCAGCCTTTGTCCAGCTCATAAAGGCTTCTGCCGCTGCGCTCCATTCTTCACGGCCAATCTTCATCCGAATAGTAGACCGCTGAAAATTCCCCAATCCGACATTGAAGGAAAACGCAACGCAAGCGTCGAAAGCACCTTGACGACCAGCCAGATTGGGAGCAAGTCTAAGAACACCAGATTCAAAACTGCGGATGTCTTTTCTGAATATCTCTTTGAGTTCATCTTTGCTCCACACTCTGTTGTCTTCTGGTTTTAAGGGGTACTCAGGTCTGAGAATCCCTGTGTAGCCTTCCTTGCGAACGATGGGGTATTTGATTTGGTCTTGGTAAATCACATGACCCCACCCAATCGTCCACATGGCGGCGCTGCACTGATAGGGCTTGTCGCGGTAGCCCTCAAACTTGTGCATCAGCTCCACACCTTTGTCGCTGGTAATCATTTCTTGCTGTTACCGCGAGAGCCGAACCAGTAACCAATGATGCCACCAAGCATAGCCATCTCGTCATCACTGAAAATCTCGTTGCCAACTTTCACCAAGTCTTCTACGCTCTTAATCATCTCTGGATGTGACCATACATAGTAGCCAAGACCAGCATTGATGAATACAAGCTCTAGGACGAACAAATAGGTGACGATGGGGCGCACAGTGCCAACAAAGGTAGAAACCCACGGCGCAGCCCTTTCCAGCACTTTTGCCTCATGCAAATACGCGGCCTGAGTCATTGCGGCATCAGCCTGAATGGAAACTTGGTCTGTGCGAAGTTCTTCCACCTTTGCTTGGGCAGCAAAACCAGCGGAGGCCAAAGCAAGCTCGCGCTCGGTTTGAATACGAGCAAGTTCAGCTTCGTGCTTTTGGTCTGCCTTGCTTTGGAATAGCTCAATCAGCTTTGGGAACATGGACAGCAATAAGCCGCCAAGGGTTGAAAATAAAGATAGCATCATTCGCCTTTCGGTTGGTCAGGTTGTTCAAACTGTTCTATCTTTTTCTGTAACCGCTTTTCCAGTTCAGCCATACGCTTTTCGCGCCTGTCCATTTCCATGAACATTTTGGTCACGATTGGGGTGACTATCAGAACAATTGCCAGTATCAAACAGGCCAATCCGACAATCAATCTGTAAATGAGTTTATCCATACGGCCCACAACTCCAGAACGAATAGAAGCGTCAGAAACACTGCCGCTGCCAGCTCTACCCTTTCCAAATGTTCCTCCTCGCGTAGCCATGAATCTTGCTGCTTCCTAATACGTTCGCGCTCCCGCCTCATCTCCTGTTTGTCTTTTGCGTTCTCGTATATTTTGTGGAAATTGTCCCACAATGGGCCTAATTGCGGAGGTACATGAGCGCCGCGCATCATGCCACTGAGCTTCATGTATGCCCCATCAAGCTCATGCCTGATTTGAGACAGGATTAGGATGTCCCGAGGGTCTGGCCTATCCATTGCATAGACCTCCTCTGATTTGGCGTCATACAGCTCGGATAGCTCCCGATGATGGTGATAGAAGTCGCCAACGTGAGTTACAAACTGTTGAACAATCTCAGCCTCGGTTGGAATGTGTTTGATGAACACTTCCTTTGGTTTGGCTTTTGTAATGCTTTTTGTGGTGTCAGCGACATTGGTGTCGTTGACTTGAATGTTTGGAGCAGGCGGCTCTTTGTGCGAAGCTGCTCCGAACAGTCCGCGAATGATTCCCCAAATGCCCTTGACCTCTTTGACGATGGCTTGGGCATCTTCCGCCGCTTTCTTGATTTTCTGGACTTGAACCTTGCCATCGGACAAGGCATCCATGCAGTATTGGATGCCTGTGAAAGCACCCTGCATTGCCTTGATTGCTAGGCCAATGGAGATTGGGTCAAGCACATCATTTCATGTGTGGGAGCATGGTTGACCAAATTACGCCAGCCATGCCCACGGTCATAATGCCAAAGGCTTTGATGATGATTTGCTCAAGGCGCTTCAAACGAGCATTGATTTGCTCGTACCGCATAGCGCAGACTTCCTCATGTGTATCAAGTCGAGCATCTGTTGCGTTTACGGTAGCCATTATTTGAACCTCGGGCCATTAAGCCAAATCGTTGCGGAAATTCGTTTGCCAGAGATGACTGGCGTTACACGATGATACAAGATTGAAGGGAATGCAATGATTGTCCCTTTCTCCAATGTGGCCGTGTAATCTTGATAAAGTTGAACCTGAAACTCGCCGCCTTCAAACTCAGATGGCTCGTTCATCAGGCACACAGCGGTCACTTTACGCTCGATTGGAGCGCCTGAAAGCGTAAAAGTGTCGCAGTGCCAGTGATAGTGCTGTTCAGGCCCGTATTCGGCGTATTGAACGGCCTCATGGGACTCAACATCGTAATCCCACCCAGCCTCACGGTTGGCCTTCATGGCGTGTTCAAAAAGAATGCCTCCAAACCAATGATTGTCAGGCGCAAATCGAACCGTGGTGTTACGGGTCTTGTGTTCAACCTTTTGACCGTCAATGCCCATAGAGGCATCGCGCGGTTCAATCAATTGGAATTCCCGTGAGGCTGCATCGCAAACCTCTGCGGGAACTTTGCCAAGCAACCATATTGGTAAATGTGTCATTTCATGTCCTGTAATTTTTTCTCAAGCGCGACAATGCGCTCTGCAAGTTTAATCGCTGAAACCAAGGCTGCGGGGCCGTAATCAACAGACAATTTTCCATCGTCGTTTTTAACGACTGCTTGAGAAAGAATTTCAGACAATGATTGCGCGGAGACACCGACTTGCGTGTTTCCAGTATGAACAAAATCAAAAATACCGTGTTTGACAAGAGCCAGCAAGTCTACAAAGTCTTCTGGCAAGGCTCTCCAGTTATCTTTTAAAGAATCATCAGATGTTGCCGTCACTTGAACAAAAGACACAGAGTTGTATGTGTTCAAGGATTGGTTTGCCGCTGGGCCGGGTGCGCCAGTTGGGCCTGTTGGCCCTGTGGGGCCAGTTGGGCCAGTTGGGCCAGTTGGGCCGGGAGAGCCAGCAGCTCCAGATGGGCCAGTCGGGCCAGTTGGGCCAGTCGGAATTGTGAAGTTCAGGACGGCGGCAGATGTCGTTCCGCTGTTTGTGACGTTTGCAGCACCACCAGCGGGGCTGGTTGATGTTGAGCCAACAGAAATGGTAGCGGCAGCGCCGGGCGAGCCAGCGGGGCCAGTTGGGCCTGTTGCGCCAGTTGCGCCTGTTGGGCCAACTTGGGTATACATCACTTGAGTTGCAGTCAAGATGATGCCGGGCGTGGCCGGAACTGTTGGGCCAGTCTGAGCGCCAATTGTTTGAATAGAAACAGCCGTGTTTGTAACAGACCATGCCAACTGCAAATAGTCGTTTGCCGCCACGGTGTAGACGTAATTCACAGTCAGAATGATGTGTCCATCAGCTCCACCATGACTGTTGGGAACGCTTATCTGACTGTTAGTGTCAGCAACATCGGTTCCGTTCTTTCTGAGCCACACATTCGCATCATGGATTGAATTGTCGGTGTTCACAAACTGAATTGAGAACGTGACACTGTATGTCCCTGCGTTTGCAAAAGTGATGCGGTCGCCGCTAACAATGCTTACGCCGTTTGCTTCGTCAGTGATGCCAAGAGCAATTGTGTAAGCGGTTGTGGTGTTTGCCGCAAATTGGTCGGTGATGTCTTGGAATGCGCCATACCAGCCCAAAGAACCGCCAGCACCAGTTGGGCCAGTGGGGCCAGTCGGGCCAGTGGGGCCAGTGTTGCCAATTGAGCCTTGAGGGCCAGTCGGGCCAGTCGGGCCTGTTGGCCCCGTAGGGCCAGTTGCGCCAATTTGGACAATCGAAGCAGAGCCATCATCTTTTTTGATGAACACTTTGCCGTCATAGGTATTGATGGCGAACTCGCCAAGGTCAAGGTCGGCAGTTGTTGGTACTTTGCTTGCAACTGCCGAACGCTTGACTTGAATTTTGTTTGTCATGTGACTTCCCTTGTTTGCTATCTAGCCGGGTGAATTTTTAATATGTGCCGCCGTCTACGTTGATGTCGTAGGTTGCAGCGGCAGTGAGCTGACCTTGAGCGTTGACGCTAAATGTGGTCGTCTGAGTGCCGTTTGAATTGCCATAGGAGGCAGCAGTCACAGCAGTGTTTGTGATGCTGAATTGACCGCCAGAAAGAGTCAAGCCTGTTCCTGCGGTGTATGTGCCAGCTCCAGAGAATTGAGTCCAATTGACAGCGGTGACGCCCAACGTGCCGCCAGCACTTGCCAAACAAACCCAACCACTATCAGCATAGGAAGTGCCGTCTTCCACAAATGTGAAAGCGGAAATCAATTCGTTCCATGTGTTTGCATCAGAACTGCGTGACCATGCGCTTGCATCGGCGACATAAATGCCGTTCTCTGCGGGAGCGGTTTGATTTTTGACCAGCACACGGTCGCCAGCCACAACGGTGTACCCGTCAATTGTTTGCAAGCCAGACAAAGTGATGTTGGCAGTTGTGGCAACAATACAAGACGCCTTGGCATCAAGACCTTGAGCCACATTGTCAACATAGTTCTTTGTTGCTGCGTCTTGGGCATTTACAGGGTCGAGCAAGTTTGTAATGTTTTGGGCATTAAAGTTGAACGAGCCTGTTGGAGATGAAAGGTCGCTCAGACTTGCTTGACTACCAGCGGTTGCCAAGCCTTTGGCATTGATGGTAATTTTTGTGTAAGCACCAATATTGCTGTTGACCGTAGCCAAAGTGCCAGCGGCAGTTACGTTGCCAGAACCATCAAATGATGGGCTGGTGTAAGTCATGTCGCCGCTGATTGAGATGGTGCGGCCAGTAGCCAATTTGGTGGCAGTGCCAGCGTTACCACTCACGGAGCCAGTAACTTCATTGCTAAAAGTCTTGTTTCCGCTAATTGTCTGGTCTGTGGAGTTGTCCACAAATGCGCCATTGCCACCAATGGCAATGATGGATGTTGCTGTGCCGCCAGAACCGCCTGTGCCTGTGCCGTAGTACAGAACATTGGTTTGTTCGTTAAAAGCAAGTTCAGCGTTTGCCAATGATGTTGGAGCGCCTGCGCCGCCGCCAGAGGCTCTACGTTTGATACGGATTGTGTTTGTCATAACGATTCCTTAGAAGTTTCCACCATCGGTGATTTCGATTTGAGGGACATTGACCCATTCGCCATCCAGCCACATTAGCGCATCATAATTTTGAGCGCCTGTAATTGAAATGGGATAGCCACCAATGTTTGATTCGCCAGACGGGCCAGCAGGGCCAACAATGCCGCGATTTAAAGAAATCACATTGCTTGGCGTTGGAACAACACTTGCAACAATGTTGTTTGAATTTTGAACTCTTACGCTAAATGATGGCATGGTTTACTCCACAACAATACCGTCAGAGCGCACCAAGAAAAGCAGGAAGATGATTGAATCATCGGCTGGATTTGTGCTGTTCGACGGAAAACCAATTTTGATGCGACCAGAAAAACCAACGCAATCTTCTGCGTTGATGTCCAACTCAGGGTCGGAATCAATCAAGCTCCAAGCGTAGTCATTGATGACCAACGTAAAAAATCCAGTTGCATCATTACGGTTTGTAATGCTCAACACAACAGGCGTTGGAGTGGGAGAGTAATTTGCAATGTCAAACGACAGCCCGTTGCGAGTGTCTTGGATATTTGAAATCGCGCGACGAATGATTTGCGCGTCGATTGATGCGCCAGTCAGGTCAATTGGAGTGACGCCATCATCGGCAGTCATTGTCAAGTTCCAGTAAGTCTTCTGTTGCCAGACCAACTCACCAGCAATGATTTCATTGTCGAAACCACTGACTTGAACCAGTGTGTTTTTGTTGAAGATAGCCAAGATAGTTCCCTGTTCTCAGGTTGTGACGCTCCCCATGTACTCACAGGGCTACGGGTCTTATCTTGTATTGTCACCGAAAGTCAAAAAGACTTCAATATTTGCCTTCTGCGTAAATGTTTGCAAACACAGTGCCGTCTTCCAATGCCTCTAATTGATGCCATTCGCCAGCAACAAGATTGACGGGTTGTGTATCTTTGGTCATTGTGAGGGACTTGCCTTCTTTTGTGACTAAGACTGAACCAGCGTGACACAAAGTTAAATGCGCGTAACCATGCTCATGCCTTGGAAGCCCCTCACCCTTGTTTGCATGAAACACCTTAACAGTCGCCCCATCATAAGTTACCTCATGTTTTGGGGCGATGCTTGTTGGCATCATAGGTCTTGAGCGCCTTGAGCAGTGGGTTGATTTGGATAAGCAACGCCAGTCTCGGGGTTGACCATTGGAGCCAATTGAGTGATTTGTCCCTCAAAGTTTCCATCAATGATTTGCTGGTAAACCCAACGACCAGTAGGAGCATAGTCGTCCCCACGAGCGCAATATAGATGAGTCTCAAAAGGAAAACCTTCTGCTTCGCTAAACTCTACGTCAGCAAAATAAACATTTTCTTCATCACCTGATTTACGAACATTTTTAATTGCGCCAAATGTAACGCCATTAATAGTTGTTGTCATTTTATTTCCTTTACGCTGTACGTTGCACAAGAGGGCTATTACTGAAATAACCTCGAACTCTCCATGTTCCTGCAATAGAGGCTCCACCTCCGGGGTTGTACCAAATCCAACGATATGGATATCCAGATTGAGTCCATTGAGTTCCAATAGCTGCGTTTAAAGCAAAATTAGCGCAGTAATCTTTATCCCCAACAAAATAAGACCCAATTGGATAAGATGTATTGGTAACGGTTGTCCCTGTGTAAAACCCATTAAGGGTTCCGTTTGAACAGTTTACGCCATCCGCTGTAAGTGTTGCCATGATTTACTCCTTATGTGCCATTTGCTGTTACTGTGCCAGTTGCGGTGATATTTGTTCCGGCTGTAACGGTTGTTGTTGATGCCAAAGAATTTGCAGAAATAGAACCAGTTGCAGTGATATTTCCGCTTGTCGTTGTCAAATTGCTTGCGGCATTTATGACGCCAAGGCTTGAAATTGAACCAACAGTAACGCCATCGTATTTGAACACAAGGCTTGAGCCGGATTGTTCAATTGTCCAATTTGTTGTTGTAAAACTTGTCGCCTCAGAGGCGGTGGCGGCGTTTCCTGAAATGTCAATCGGCCATTCGCCAGTGGCCCCTGTTCCATCTGTCGCTGGAACATCAAGATTCACTTGAGCGGCAGACGCCGTACTTGCGCCAGTTCCGCCATTTGCGACAGGAACAGCGTTTACCAAACCGTCAGTTGCGTCAAGTTGACCTGACGAATTGAGGTTGTTGGCAAGTTGTGAAAGGTTAAAAGCCTGAGTCATATCTTTCCTTTAGGCAGCGCCTATTCTCGCAAAAGTTTGCTGATTAAGCAAGGTGTCATTATTGCCGAAAGGCGTTGTAAGAACCCAACTTGCGGCATAAGCGTTGTAGTCGTAAGTTTTGGCAAGCAAACACCCATTGGCATACACCTCCATCGACAACGGGTTGCTGTTAAATGGGTAGGTTGATTGGCCGCTCACCGAATAGGTTGGAGTGTTGGAAATGTTGCTTGCTGGCACAGCCAAGTTATTGGGCGTGAACTGAATCACCGTAAGGCGACCAGTCAACGGGCCGGGAAAACCGCCAATCTCATTTGTCGATGGGCTTACATCATAGTCAATTTCGCTGATTTGAACTCCGTTCACAAACAGATATTCAAAGCCATTCCTTATTTCATACTCGGTTGGCAAAAAACCTGTAATGCCTGACACATCTTGGTCGTAACGAGTAAATGGGGCGTAATCAGACCCAGCCGCCCTGTAACGATACAACTCAAGTCCAGCAGTGGCGCCAGAGATTGATGTTGTGAACGTAATGACTTTTGTTGATTGATTGACGGAGGAAACCGTATAAAGCGTTGGAGAGCCTGTGTTTGCAAACGCCAGCACATCTCCTGCCTGAACTTGATTCCAAGGCAATTCAGAGTACGTCACTGTGTTTGAACCGCTTGACGCGATTGTGATGTTCAATGGCTCGTAATATTCGCTTGTGCTGTTGCCTCTCATGTAAATGAGGACAATTTTTTCGTTGACCGCGCAAGCGGTGTTCATCACAACAGTTGTTCCAGTTTCCGTGTACTCGGATGGGTCAAGCAACTCGCCGTTACGGAAAACAAGAATCCATCCAACCGTATGGGTGAAGCTAAAACTTGTTTGCCCTGCGGTTGCATTGAACACTTGCTCTGTGTAGTAAAAGTTGTCAGCCTCAGAGAAGCCAACCACTCGGCCATAAACGTCAACAGTCAATGTCGCGGCAGTGAAAGACTTCGAATACACGCCAGCGCCAAAGTTCAAAAAGTCATGCAAGTTGACCTTCATTGAGCCGTCAGTGTTGTTGGTCACGGCCAAAAAGCCATCATTCACGTTGTTTCCAGTGGCTCCGGCAATGGTAAGTTGACCAGTACGAATGTCGAGGTCAATAAAACTTTGAATTCCGCTAACAGGGTCAAGCAAAGCAGACCATTGCGTAGAGTCGTAAACCGAAGTGTTTGACGGGACGAATGCGCCGCCAAGGTTGACGTAGCCAGCATTTCCAACGTCAAAGCTGAACTTGCGGTTCTGTCGGTTTGCATAGAGCAAATAATTTGCAGAACCAAATGCGGCAACGGAATACCATGTGTAAAGCGTTGGGTCTGTTCCGCCGTTTGCTGTGTCGTTGTTGAAGATTCCAAAATACGCTTTGCCGCGCGGGTCATAACTGAATCCGCTTGTGCCAGTTGCGTTGTCGGCGTAAGCAACAGCAATCCATCGTTTGCTAAATTGGAAAGTCAATGGCCTCCAATTCAATACGGACGAAGAAGCAGAAAAGTCACTTGAGCCAAGCGAGTTCACATACTTGACGGCAAAATACCAATCACCCTGAGGAATGTTGCTCAGAGTTACAGCACCCATTGATGAACCGGGGTTGTATGGATTGCCACCGGGGTTCACTGCGGTTGTTCCAGCAAAGAATCGTTGAGACAGTGTTGGGGATGCGTAGGCAGAGTAATACACCTCGGCGTACTGAACAATGCCATTACTCGCTGCTTTGACCGAAACATCAAATGACGGCACAGGCGCAGACGCTTGGATGCTTGTAACGGTCGGCGCATACAAGACACCAAAACCCAAAGGAGAGCCAATGCCTGTGTTTGGCGATGGAGTGAATTGAGTGACGCTCTTGTCGTCGTAGACTTGAGGGTTGAACTCCATCAGGGACAGAGAGGCAGTTACTTGGCCGTCATCGCCAAACTTCTCAACAATTTGAGAAACCCTGAACAACTTTGCAGTCCATCCGTAATTTGCATTTGTCACAGTGACAATATCTCCGGCATCCAACTGAATACCAGAGAAGTTGATGTCAACCTTAATTTGCAAGTCTTCGCGTGCGGATTCTAAGAATCGGTTTGACAAATATTGAGCGCGAACACTGTTGTTTACCAAAGGCAAACTGATTGTTTGTTTGTTGATTGGCTCGTTTGGATAAAGCAACGATGGATTGATTTCCGCCAAATCAAATGTTGCGCTGTTAAAGCTGTCTTTTGCAGTGCCGTCCGGGAACTTCACCTCTGCAATGTTGTAGCTTGATGCAAGGTCAATTGGAGAGACTTGAATTGCAGACACCATGTTGGAGTCGTTGACATCCATAGAAACCGTATAAGTTGGCTTCTGAACGATGACGCCCCATTGACCAGAGATTTGGTTGTACTTAATCAAGCAGTCGCAGCATGAAGCCATTGACTGCATATTGGTCATAATCGTATTTGCTGTCTCCAAGACGCCATCAAATCTAAACCTAGTTTGAGTTGCAGAGGAGCCGCCAGATGTTGTGTATGAGAAGTTCCCATCACAATAAGTGTTTAGCGCAGTCAATGATGTTGTGTCAATCTGAGACAAAGACAACCCAGCGCCATAGCGTTGAGATTGCCAATAGTCGCTAAAACAATCACCGGGTTTGTATCGGCTGTTTGTAATCTGGAATCTAGTCTGTTGCAAGCCAGTAACGTTGGCTTCCCTGTTGTATGTCAACTCAATGATGGCAAACGCCACATTGCTCATTAACTTGGTCGAATCCCATGTATAGGTAAGCCCAGCGGAATTCATAACCGAAATGGCGGTCTGCGATGTGTTTACGCCAGATGACGAGCCATTGCGGTAAAGATAAATGTTCATCTTTCCTGCAACAGTTGTGTCCGTCACTCCAGTTGATTCGTCAAGCAAGCCAACAACTTTGTACTGGTCGGTTCCGTCAAACACACATTTCTTGCCACCCCAATACACATCACCAAATGTATATGTATCTGGTGTTCCGCCAGTTTCAGTATTGGTAACTTCCGCCAAAGTCAAGACGTAAAAGAGCTTTTGATTGTCAGATGTGATGCTCAAGTCTGTAACAATGCCGCCAAGGTATGCTGAACCATAAACAACTGGAATTTTGTTGTCTCCAGCAGGAGGAACTTGAGCGCGACTGCCGGGGTTTTGTGTCGCATCATTAAAATTTGGCCCCTCAGGGCCAAGCGACTTGCTGATAATTGATGAGGCGACCATGTTAACTGCAAAAGCAGTTGCCGCATAGTACCAAGTGCCTGCGGCAGCTTCGCCATATAACCATGTTGCTACAACTGAACCCGGCATATTAGGCCACCCAAAATTCTTCTAGTTTGTCGAATCCGAACTTCTGGTATTGGAGGTTCGGGCTATTGCTCATTTTACTGATTAAGAAATTGCAGATGCGCTTTTCTTCCTTCATTTGCTCACCTATTTTTTTGTATTCAGCAAGCAACCTATATCCAGCAGTTCCTCCGCGAGACTCAGGCTCGACCCAATAAGCCAATTCGCTCATCAAAAGATGTTTTGGCGACCAAATGCTTGGAGCTATGGAAGCAATCAACATACCAACAACGCCATCATTGTCAACAACAATGGCAACGCCCTTTCCTGCCATTATTTCCGTCAACAACTTGGTCACATATTCAGCGTCATCAGCTTCCGCAAGAAATGCCAAAGGCGTCAACCTCCTGTACCGACGAAGCATATCCAAAAGGATAGGCATATCGACTGGAGTTGCCTTGCGAACAATCATGCGTTTTTGCCAAACTGATAGTTGATGGTTTCAATGAAGTTCACGCGATTCATTGATGTATCACCGGGGCTGAAAAACTGCCAAGAGTTGTTGTTCGTGTATCGACCAGCAATCCTGTTTTGAAGAATCAATTGGATTGCAGAAGCGGCAATTGTTATTACGCCAACATAACTCCTGCTTTCCTCCATCCATGTTTCCGAAATGGTGAAAGATGTGATGATTCCACTAAAAAACTGATACAAACCACCAGTTCCGCCAGTGGTTATCAATTGATTGTTTTCGTTATAGAAACCATGCCACATATCAATCTGCGAGCCTTTCACAGATTGACTCAGAACCCAACCCAACATCGCAGTGTCAATACCAACCAATGTCACTGTTGTTTCGTTAGCTGTGCTTTTGATGTCGCGCTGAACATCGCCAATCCTCATCAAAGTTCCCACAGCGCTAAAGGCAGTCGAATCAACGGCTGGAACCAATGTGTCAGATGGCGCTGTTGTGAAGCGATAAATGTCGCCTCCAGTGTTTACGCGAACAAAGTCAGCAAGCCGAATGCTGCTTGTTCCGTCAACTGGTGCAATTACGTTCATAGGACGCTTTCAAAGGCTTTAAACGAACCACTCCAATTGATGAATGAGTCGTTTGTGATTGGCATGAGAGTGTACGTTGGGTAATCGCGAAGGACAACAGGGAAGGTCACGCCAGTGTATGTATCGCCACCCATTGAAACCGTTGTTCCAAAATCTCCGGCAACACAATCAACAGTAGATGTCAGCGCCTCAATCAAGCTGCGATGAACAGGCACGCTTACTGTCGATGTGGAGCCGCGCTGAACATCTGCCGTGACAATGTATGAATACAAGCCAACCTGAACAAAGTCGCCAATCCTGAATAGATACTTTGAGCTTGTAATTGCTGGCAAAGAGCCAAGCACCAGCGTTTTGTTTGCGCTTGATGTCTGCCATTGACAGTTGCCAATTTGAGTCTCTGTCATGTCGCCCTGATACTGGATGTAGTTAATCCAGCCAGTCGAGCCAAAGTTCAAATATTGAGTCAGCGCTTTGTCAGGAATCCGCAAGCTGTTCAACACACCACGGTTCTGCGAATACAGAAGGTAGTTCATGGGCTTGAGTTCAAACGCAAAAGGAACCACGGTAAGAATTTCTGACGTTGTAATCTTTTGGTTGCGGCTGACTGTTTGACCAACAAAGCGCTGGTCGTTGATGCCAACAGACTCGCTAATTGAAAGAATGGTTTGCAAACTCATGTTACTTGCTCACTGGTAAAGACCGTTGGGCAGACTGATTGACAGCCCAAATTGTCTGTTTGTTCTTTGCCAAGAATTGAGTGGCAGACTGTGTATCAATTGCGCTCATGTTGGCAATGTATGGGCCGTTGTAGACGACTTGAGGCTGATTGTTTGTCATGGCCCCAACCATCTTGTTTGGCATGATTGTGCCTGCGCCTTGAGGCACAAAAATCTCCGGCCCTTGCTCACCAACATAAAAGGGCTGACCAGCATCAGCAGACGCGCCATTTGCAGCAAACACGGGCGCAGCGGCCATTGATGGGCCACCGAAATCTCCAACAGGAGCGCCTCCACCGCTATTGCCACCAAAGAAACTAAAGCCTCTGAACATTGACATCATCTGAGCCTTCATCGCAATAGAGATGAGGTCTTGAATGATGCTGCGAGTCAAGTCTTTGAACGACAACTTGCCAGTGCGAACAAAATTGTCGATGGCATTGCCCATGTTGTTGAACACAGACTGGTTCATGTCTTGCAGGCGCTTCAATTCTTCGCGCTGCATGATGACTGCTTCACGTTGCTTCTCAAGGTATTGGATTCGAGCGGCAGCAGCCTCTCGGTCAACATCCTTCATGTTTTCTTGCTTGTTTAAAGCGACCAAATCTTGCTGGGTCTTCAAGCGCGATAAGGCAATATCCAAATCTTGCTGACTGGACAAAATGTTTTCTTTGTAGACTTGAAGACGCTCGCGCTCTTTGTCAATCGAATCTTGCTCGGTTTGAGCCAAGTCACGAAACTTGTTGCGAGATTCTTTGTAAAGGTCTTCTTTCTCTCGATTTGCTTTGGCTTCAATTTGCTTGATACGCGCGGCCAATTCGTCGGCATTTGCGGTCGCCATAGCAAAGCGCTCGTCGGCATTGCGCTTTGCAATCTCACTTCTTGCGATTGCAATGTCGCGCTCTTTGGAAAGGTTGATTTGAGCAATCTTTTCCAGCCCAGCCGCCTCTGTCTCATACTTTGTTTGAGCAATGATTTCGGCTGTCTTTTGAGCAATTGACACAGCTTTAGACGCCCCGCCAGCGGCGGAGTATGCGTCAATCTTTTCCTTGTTTTTCTCGGCGGCTTTGGAATCAGCTTCAACTTTGGCTGTTTCGGCGGCAAGCTCGGCCTTGATGCGGTCACGCTTGGCCTTTAATGCGTCATAGAGCTTGGTGTTGCCACTTCTGTAAGCAACGCCCTCCATTGTCCTTTCCATCTGGTCTTCAAGGTCTTTGATGGCCTTTGAGGGGTCATCGCGGCCAATGCTTTTCAGCCAGTCCCAAAAGCCGCTGGCGGCATTCTTTAAATTCTTCCAAAGGGTTTCAAGGTAACCTAACTTTTTGGCTTGGGAATCCAGCTTTTCCAACAAGGCGTCAGATGTGACCTTGATGGCCTCTTGCGCTTGACCCTGACGATTTAACGCCTCAATCTGCTTGTATTGAGCAAGGGTCAGGAAATGGTATTGGTCATTCAGCTTTTTGGCAGACGAAGCCGAGCCATCCAAAGATGGGATGAGGTTTTTTGCCACATCAGAAGCGGCCTCGCCGGAAAGGGAGGCAACCTTGGTGATGAGCGAACCAACAGACGACAATGTTTTCTCTGTGAATTGACCAGAGGCAACCAACGTCTGCATGATTTCTCTTGAATCACCAATTGCAGAGTTGTACTTGCCGCTGATTGTTGTCGCAAGAGAATTGAACTTGTCAATTGCAATGCCAGCAAAATTGCCAGTCAGAATCATTGAGCTTCTAAACTTGTTTGATTCTTCCTCGCCTTTCACAAAAGCCAAGCCAAGCACACCAATAGAAGCCGCCAATCCAGTGAATGCGACCATTGCAGGCGTAACCGCAGAGGCAATACCTTGGAACAGCGGCTTGAAGCCACCAAACTGATCTCGCAATTGACCGCCTTGTTGCAGCAGAACCATCATTGGGTTTTGACCGCCAGCCAAGCTGGTGATGATGTCGGTTGTCTGATAGCCAAGGGCGGCTTGTTGCTGCGCCGTCATGCCACCAGCTTTACCCATCTTGG